CCATGTATCACTAAAAAACTTCATTACTGGCTGGAATATCGCTTTAATCTTTTCCCATATAGGCTGCACTATGCTAACTGTAGTTTCAAATACTTTTTTAATAACGTCCCATGCCACCTTTATAATAGAAACAATAGTATCAAAGACTGGTTTCATTATACTAACAATTTCATTCCATACATTTGAAGCGACCTTTTGAATCACTTGAAAAGCATTAGTTACAAAATCTCTAAACCATTCACATTTAGTCCATAATAAAACAACTGCAGCAATAACAGCAGCTATTGCTATTCCCCATGGACCAAATGCACCTACTACACCCTTAATAGCACCACCAAATAAAGTAAAAGCCTTTTGGACTCCACCAATTAATTTAGTACATTTTCCTAATTTATCTATTACCTTTACTACATTGCCAATTGTACTACTAACATTTCCAACACCTTTAGCTAATGGATATAATGTAGCAGTAAACATTCCTACTTTTACAATAGTATTTTTAGTACTATCATCTAATCCATTTAACCAGTCTACTAACTTTCCAAATTTTCCCAACAAGTCATTAATAGTTGGTAACATCAATTTTCCAAAATTATCAGCTAATTCTGTAAATTTATTTTTAGCTAATTGAATTTGTGAAGCAGTATCGGCATATTTTCTACTTGCCTCTGCGTTTAACGCATTGTTTGTTTCCCATTCTTCATCTGCCATTTCCATGCATTCAGTTACTAAACCTCCAGCATTAGAAAGACGTAACATAGTGTCAGTTAGCCTTACTTCGTTTACTCCTAGTTCTCCCAATAATTGAATGGTATTTTTACCAGTTCTATTGGTATCTCCTAAACCAATAATAAATTGCTTAACAGCTTCCCCTGCATCAGTCTTAACAATTTGTGAAAATTCTTTAGTACTCATCCCACAAATTTGAGCATATTGGGATAGTGAACCATACTTGGTTTCCATACCATTAGCAGCCCTATTAAAATCGTTCATAACTCTTGAAATTGCAGTACCACCCATCTCTGCTTCTAATCCAACAGAAGATAAAGCAGTAGCTAAACCAAGAATAGAAGATTCTGACATACCTAAAGTAGCACCTGCACCAGACATGCGAAGAGCCATATTGGTAATATCCGATTCTGTAGCCCTAGAATTATTTCCTAATCTAACAATAGTAGAACCAATTCTTTCATAATTTTCTGGAAGGGTACCCATAATATTCGCAAATGTAGCAATGGCTTCCCCTGCTTCATTAGCACTCATATTGGTAGCAGTTCCTAATTTCGCCATCGTTTCTGTAAATATAGATATATCTTCAACTTTAATTCCCAATTGACCTGCTGTTTCTGCTAACTCAAATAGTTCTTGAGCTGATATTGGAACTTCTTTTGAAAGTTTCATGATATCTTGTCTTACTTTTTCTAGTTGTTCATCTGTACCATCTACTGTTTTCGTAACGCCTACAAAAGCGTCCTCTAAATCAATAGCAGTTTGCGCTCCTAAAGTTAACAATCCCGCAGATCCAGCCGAAACCCACTTTACTTTACTAGCAAATTTATCGGCAACATTAGAAACTTCTTCAAATTTTTCAGCTACTTTTCCAAGTGGTGTAATTTGTTCTTTTAATTTATCATTAACTTCTTGTAGTTTATTTTTTAAATTTTGATAATGAGTAGAAGCTTTATTTATTTCTTCACGCATAATTCTTGTTGCTTCACTATCTTCGCCATTTCTATCAATGGATTCTTTTAAACCTTGGTTTAATATATCTATTTGATTACTTACGTTATCAATTTCAGACGTAAGTATCTTTTTATGTTCTGTTAAATCATCTGTTACATCCCCAGTACTTTTCATAATAGAATTTATATAGCTAAATTCTGTTTTTGTAGTACGAATAGATTTCTGTACATCATCCATTGCTTTTAAGAAACTTTCACTATTTGCTTCTATATTTGTTTTTATTGTATTTTTCCTACTTGCCACAGTTCAACCTCCTTTCTTTACAAAATAAAAAAGACATGGATAATACCATGTCCTTTACCTCTTTTTCTTACCTAATTCTTTTGTTTGAAGATACTTTGAATATTGTATAAATCCATCGTATGCCGTTTTATTAGCTACAATAGATTGTAAAAAAGAAAAATCAGCATTCCAGAACACATCTTCACTAATTTTTAAAATCATTACATAATAAGTGTACATGTCCTCTATATCTTCAATTTTAAAGTTTGGTATTTTTAATTTTGAAGGCATCCCCCTAGTAGCTTTTTTTAATGGTCCTCTAAAACCTAGTTTTTTTTAGGACTAATTAAATCTCCTGCCGTGGAAGCAATAACTCCTATATCATCTGGAATAACTTCCAAAAATGCATCATAAGACATTATTTCCTCGCTTAAATCAGCAGCACATAAATATCCTGCATAAATCAATTTAACCATATCAAAAATGTCCTTTGGACCTTTTGTAATGATACTGTTAGTATCTTCATACACATCAATGTTTTTTGTTTTTAAAACCAATAATCTTTTTAAACTTAAAGTTAGTTTAATTGTATCTCCATTTTTTAATTTTAATTCTTTATAAGTGTTCATAAATCAAATATCCCCTTTCCTATTTTTCTTTAATTTCTTCAATTAATTTACACTTTTTTAATTTTTCTACTTTTCTAATTTCCTCTACTCGTTCTTTTGAAAGTTCTAAAGGTTCATGTTCTTTTGTATAAATCTCATCTGTATATTTATCTTTAAAAGTAGAAACTACTTTATATTTTTTTGTATCCATAAAATTCACCCCCTTACGCTATTGGCACTTGAACCATTGATGGAGTGAATTCAGTTAACCATTTTTCTTTAGTGATAGATTTATCTTCTGGTAATTTACTTACAAATATTTCATATTTGCAATTATCATACTCATCTGGCATAATACTGATTTCTAATTCTCCTTCACTAATTTCTTCTGCACCATTTTCAATACTAGATTTAGGACCTGATGTTACAACACAACAAGGATATGCTACTAACAATTCATTTCCATCCTCATCTTTAACAATTGCTGTATAAGTAAAAACTTTATGTAAAGAATTTTTACCATAAGCATTTACTCCTTCAATTAATCCAGTTCCTACCATTCCATATATATCTTTATAAAGATTGTATGGGATATGTAATGACACTGTTAACGTACCTGTCCCATCTCCACGTGTTCGTTGCTTTTTAACAACACCTTCACAAGATTTTGAAACAGTTTTAGTATTCAATTCCTCTTCTACAGACCCCACACAATTTAAAGTGATAGCCTTTGTTTCTTCACCATCAATTTTGATATGTGATTTTTTAATTTCATATCTTGAAAATTCTGTATCCATATATTACAAATCCTCCTTTATTTCTCTATCAATTACATTGAATAAATCAGTTACAATACGATTATATTCCTTATCAACAGCACGTTCAGCAAAAGGATTAGACTTTTGATAAACTGTACCTTCATGAGGAAAAAAAAGATAATAAAAACTAGTGTGTTTATTACCTTTCAACTTATTTTCTATTGTTACTGCTTGGTCGAAATTAAAAGAGACATACCATTCACTCGTTTTAGCATGTCCCCTATTTCCATTCTTTTGTCTATCAGACTTTGGAAGTTCTCCAGTTATACTTTTTATCATTAAATTTCTAGCATCATCATGCATATAATCATTTACTGCTTTTTTTACTTTATCTGGGAATTGTTCTACCCTTTGTAAATACTGTTCCCAATCATCATCTTTCAAAGCAAAATGAACTTTAATTCTCGACATTTATGTTTTTCCTTTTCATTGGTCTTGTAAACATTAATCGCATCATTTCACAGACTATGCTAGTATTGCCTTTGGTTATATAATCAATTGGATTAGTGCCTCGGCACAATTTAATACCTGGAATCTCTTCCATTGCTTCTATTAAAGAAAATATTGTTTCGTCATCAACAAAATTTTCTCTAATAATATCAACAAAATAGTATCCACTTAAATCTAAAGAATTATCACCACTTTTATTTATTTCTACCATTCCAAAAATAACGTAATTCCAATCGTCAAGTTTTATACTAATAGGTTTTTGACCATAGAATATACGTTTTTCCTTTTTGTTGATATCTTCAATTTCTGTTAAATTTAATCTTTTGTTTTCCCATTTTTCTAATGCTTCTGAAATTTTATCTCTCAATTCTTCTCTCTCCTTCTAAATAAATATAAGTTTTCATTTTCTTTTTATCTGGATCTATATGAAAAATAGAGTATAAGTAATTATCAATAATAACGGAATAATCACTTTTAAGAGTATTACAATAAGGGATACTTATTTTCATAGATAGCTTTTTATCCATCGCTCCTGCAAAAACAATATCTTGCTGTCTCTGCGTTTCTTCTTTAAAGAAGAATTTATCTACATATTCTAAATCTTCTTTTGACGTTACATTTTTAGTAGCTTGGAAACTATTGATAATTGGCTTTTTTCTATAAAAATTAGCAACACCATCATTATAATTTTCATTCATTGTTTTCTTCCTTTAATGACCTATAATATTTAACTTCATTTTCATTTCTAACAGATAAAATATCGCTCATATAATTATTTTCAAATTCTTTTGTAGTTCTATTATTCCAACGATACATACAATAATTAAGAAATAATTCGTTTTCTTTACCATCTTTTGAAAAATCAAAACTTTCTTCTGGAATACCAAGTAGCGATTTAACAGAAATCAAAGCATTTTTAATAATTTTTTCTAGTCTTTCTTTAATCAAATTATCCTTACTAGTGATATAACATCTACTAGACACTTGTTGATACAATGTGTCTAGTAAAGTGTTAGTTTCTTCTGAACTATTTTCTTGTTTCCCCATAATATCACCCCTTATCTAAAATCAACGTTAAGCAACTATAGTATTATCTTGATTGTCAGTTGTTGTATTATTAGCAGCTGCTACTGTTTGGCTTTTAGCATTTACAGTAATATAAGTAGGTTCTATATCGCTAATATCTAATAAAATAGATGAAGTATTATCTTCTGCTCTACCAAAACCATACATTTTTATTTTATAAGTTCTTTGATCTTGCAAAAATTTAAACTCATCACTATACTCTAATATTCCTTCCTTACTTGCACCAATACCGAAGAAGTATTCCTCTAATACTGCCAAAATTGCTTCTCCTTGATTTAATGCTTCTGTTTGAATAACTTCTGTTGGGAATGGGAATAAATCTCTTTTATATTCCCCACTTGTAGTTAACAAAGTAGTAGCAGGGATAACCTTTTCTAAATAATCTGTTGGATTAACTATTAATTGTACTTTTGTCAATATTCTAGTTTTTCCATTTTCTTTTTTAGAAATATTGTTAGCAAGTAAAGAACAATAATCGGAAATTGCAAAACTTTTAACCTTAATAGCTGTTTTAACTGGATATCCATTTTCAGTGTCAATAGAAACACCTTTTGCAATATTTCTATTTAATCCAATTGGTTCACCTTTAATTCCTTTACCTTTAACAATTCCGTATTCTAACCCACAAGATAAAGCTTCCTTTAGAATAGTTCTAATATACTTATCTAAAAAAGCAGGTCCTAAACCAAGCATATCTTTTGCAATAATTGCAAAGGCAGTTAACTTTCCTTGAACTACATCAATCATTTTAAATGCACTTTCAATTTGTTTAATAATTTCTTCGGTAAGTTCTCCCCAAACAGCTTTATCCGCAGTATGGTCATTCAATAACCACTTCGTTAAATACTTAACATTTTGAAATTTAATCTTACTTAATAATGGATGTTGTTCCTGTAAATCTTTATAAACATCCTCTATGATTGTTTCAGGCATTCCATCATCCAATTTTAATAAATCAGTTAATGCTTGTTTTGGGTTATCTGACCTTGCAGCCTCAATCCATTTCTCATAGAATTTTGTTTCTTTGCTAGTAAGAACCCTATAACCTCTTTGAGCTAATACTGTCTTATCTGCATTAGCTACTACCTCTTCATAATCTTCCTTCATAGATTCAACTAAACTTTTATGAAAATTTTGAAGAGCTTCCGCCACCTTATTTTCATCTTTGCTTTTAATAGCATTCATAATCTCTTTTGTATGTTCTTGTTCTGAATAAAATTTCATTTTAACATCTCCTTTTCTAAATTCATAAAAAAAGCACCCACCATTTGTGTTGCTTGTTCTGATGGACTACCATCATCTTCCTTATTTTCGTCGCCATTTTCCTTATCAGATTCTTCATCAGTGGTATTAGCGTTATCTTCACCTTCACCAATGGATTCCTTATTTTCGTTATCCTCTTCACTATTATTAGTGTCTTCTTGATTTTCTGAATCTGTATTAACTTGTTCCTCATCTGAATCATTATTTTCAGTAGATATCATATTATCTTCTTCATTTTCTGAATCAGTTTTTGGTTCTTCTTAATCTTCACTCTGTTCTAATAACATAGAAATAATTTTTTTCTTAACATTCTGACTAGCTTTTTCTTCTTCATCATCTTTTTCTACCACTGTGGCAAAGCCTAGTTCGTTTGCTTTAGAAGAAGATAACCATGTTTCATTATCTAACAATTCCTTTAATTCCTCTTTTGTAATTTTGCAATGTTCCATATAAGCATTAATAGAACATTCTCCTATCACATCCAAGTCATCAGCTTGTTTTCTTAACTCTTGAGCATTACCTGCTGTATAAAGCCAAGGATTATGAATCATTAAACATGAAGTTGATGGCATAATTCTTTCATCTCCAGCCATAAATATGACACTGGCTATAGAACAAGCAAACCCATCAACATGAGTTACAATTTTAGCTTTATGACGCTTTAAAGCGTTATAAATTGCCAAACCTTCTGCCACTTCTCCACCATAGCTATTAATGTAAACATCTATTATATTTACATCACTCAAATCTTCTAGTTTTTTTGATAATAAAAAATTAGAAACTTCACCAACGGATTCCCAAGGAAAGGAAGTAATATCTCCAAAAATATTTAATACAGCACTTTTTTCCTCTTCATTTTGAACTAAAGAATAATATTGCTTTTTATTTTTTTTCATGAACATCACCTCCTTCCAAATTGCTATATTCGGAATTGTTATTACTTTCATTACTACTTGAATTAGGTACTAACTGTTCTTGCACAGCTTCTTCTATTTTTGAATAATTTTTTGTCATCCAATATTGTTTAGAAAATTCTGTATCTAAAACAGGTAAATTTACCATTTTTCTAGTTTCATCAATATTTGCTATTCCAGTAGATATTAATTTATCAATACCATTAGCAATATCAAAAATATCTTTATAATTAATAGAAGAAATATCTACTTCCACTCTGTTTCCATCTAATATTTCTTGTTCTGTATAAAGTGTTCTCGTAATTTCTTCACCAATTAAACTAGCATATGGTTTAACTGCAAAAGTAATAAACTGGTTAATAACTTCTTTTAAATTAGTAACATTTCCATACATCATGGAAACAGGCATTTTATAAGATTGAGATACCATATCAAAAATATCTTTTCTAATATTTCTAATATCAGAAGAATCACTTTTACTATCTGTTTTTTCTAATCGTTCTAAATTATACCCATTAAGTTCTGGATAAACACCTTCATCACTGGTTAAAAATTCTTTTAATTGACTAGTAACAAAATCGTTGAACTCTTCCTCAAATGTAGGATCATAAGCTCCAAATAAACCAAATATCCCTTTTTGTTTAGCAGTATCTATCTTTAATTTCCATTTATTACTTAATGAATTCTTATATACTTTAGTTGCACAAGATAGTAATTCTTTATATTTAACATCAATTGTATCTAGCAGTGACTTCACTTTTTCATCATCAAACGAAAAATAAAAAGAAGTTTTTCTATTAAACTCCTTTGCTATTGGTTCATTTTGGATAGTTACATTATCAAATTCATAACCTAAAATTGATTCACTTGCATATCCAAAGTATTCAGCAAAATATAAATTATTTTTATACTGTACTACTAACGATTCACCATTTTGTACCAATTCTTTAACCATCTTATATTTCAGTTTAGTTCCTGTGTCATTAGGATTCGGAGATACGTTTAGTTTATAATAATTAATATCTTTTATTAAACCATCGCTATTGTATACTTTAAATTCACAAGTAGAAATAGCAGTGGCAATATAAGTAGATACAATATATACGGCTAATTTTAAAAAATTAATTTCATTTATTTCATGAGAACAACATGATTGCAATTTTGCCCTATCTACTTTACTGTCAAGATAGTCAAAAATATCCTCATCTCGTTTTTTCCATAATCTCATAACTACCTCCTACCCCTTGCCTAATTTAATAATTGGTATAAATTTCATAGGTTTTTTCTCTAATTCTATTGATAAAGTTAATACCATTCCATGTACAAAAGCCATATATGAGTCTGTCTTTCTAGACTTTGGCTCTATCTTGTCATATACATAATTATCATTTTTAGCTAGTACTAATTTAGTATTCCATGCAGCCCATCTTATTAGTGGGTCATCTCCCCATACTACTTTTTTAGTATTGAAAGCACTGGATATAGTATCAACTACCATCATTATGTCGCTTGGTCTTACTCTTTTTACTCTTTCTTTATCATTACTATCAAATCCTATTTCTTTAAAAGCTTTTTCAATTAGTGTAAATCGATAATGGTCTGCTGCTATCGCTATAACTTTATATTTTAATTGTTGTAATTGTAACCACTCTGTCAATAAGTGTGGATCTATTTCATCTCCATTAACAATGGTCAACAATCCTTTTGCTTCCCATTCTTGTAAAGGTGCTCTTATTCTTGGATAATCTCGTGATTTTTTTAATATCCATGAATGCTTA